AGTCCAGTCTTGCGAATGGTTTACCCGACATGAGATACACTGCCCGCAGGGGAAAGTAACATTTTTTCCCCCGCGTGTAGTGGTAATTAGATTTAGACACTGCATAGTTATAGTCTAATGCCGCCTCTTGAGTTGATTGAATAAGTCCCTCTCCTTCTGCGTCGGGTTGATTTGCGCCTTGCTTTGAATCTTCGTCTGAATGTTTTTCTCCTCATGATGGTTTGTTTTTTGATTTGTGAACTGAATGTTTGCGACTAAGTCGCAGTTCGATTTTTTCCTTTCTGAGTGCTGTGCAATTTGGGCAGAGGACACCGCCCAAAGCAATGGCACCACAGCGGGGACATCCTCGTTTTTCGTGTATATCCTTTTCATTTACCATGGATTAACTGATTGTTGAAATGCGCGATTTGCGCGGTTATTATAATTGAATCCTTTAGGGATTGTAGGTTTTTTGAGCTTAGGAGCTACCCCCTTTTTAGGTACGAAACCTTTGCCTTTTATGAATTTGAACATATTGCCTGCACCTCTGGCAATGCCGGACCCTACATTCTTCCAGAAGTAGTAAGCATTGTCTTTGATACGTAGTTTAAGCATTTGTTCGGCAATCTGATTGTTATATTTCTGGAGCTGATACATATTGTCAGCTGAGTCTACTTTGCGTTTGTTGACTGTTCTGCGCCAGAGTTCTTCATCTTTGAACCAATGTTTTTGTCCTGCGAATCCTGTTGGATCACCAGAGCCTTCCCACATCCATTTATTTTTGTCCAGATGAAACTGGGACATTGCGCGGTTTACCGCTTCGGATGTCGCTTTTTCTTCTTGAAGGCGTGTGTTCGCAGTGACGTTGTCCGTTTGAGCTTGTTTGAGTTCATAGTCTTGATAGGCGGGTATTACGCCTTGTATGTCAGGTAGACCTGAACGTTTTTTTATTGTAGGAGCTGAGTATTTTGGGAGGGTTGACGCGTTACCAGCGTTACCCTGTCCATAGATTAGGTTAGGGTTAAGACCAGCCGCTTTGAAGCGTTCCATTTGTGACTGTGGATTGTTGTATTCGTTTTGACGGTTCCACATCTCCAGGTCTTTGGAGTACTGATATTCTGCCATCTGTCGATTGGCTTTGTTTTCTCGTTCCTGTGCCTTTTTTGCGGCATAGTTGTTAATGAACGATCCTATAAGATTTGTGGCAGGAGCGGCCACTTGTCCGAAGGTTGTATTTTGGAAGAGTCCCATGTTGTAATTTTGAGTGAAGATAGTACTTTTTTCGTGGTTTGCTGTCAATTAGATAGGATACCATCAAGTAAGGTATCCTATCTATTGAGCATTTAGTCTTCGGGCTGAGGTGTTTTTTCGCCCGAATTAGCGACTTTTTTTGTTGAGTCAGGGTCAGGGTTCCCCGGCCCTTCGTTTGCTCCTACGTCGCGCTCTAGGGTAGGGGACACCTTTTCCTTTTCTGCCTTTTGTAGTCGCTTTTTAGCGTCGGCAATTATTTCCGCCGCTTTTTGTTGATCTTCGTGTGCCTCGGCAATATCGTAGTCTGCCTCGGGCACGAAGGTGTCGAAATCAGCATCGGAAGCGTAGTGTCCTTCCTTGATTTCTACGAGCGAGTTGAGCGGGATACCGCCGTTTGCTCGTTCGAGTAGTTGGTTTATAGTGTAGGCTTCACCGGGAACGGTGAGCGAATCACTTTCATTGATTTCGCCCTTTGGGCCTGTGTAGTTGTATATGGTTGTTATTTTCATTGTTTCTATTGTTTTGATTATCGTGATAGCTTCACCAAATTTTCTTGGTGCAGTGGCTCCAAAAAATTCTGGCGAGGCATCCACCCGGTCCTCCGGTGTGCGTCGTGTTGGTAAAACACTCCTGCCCTGTGGCCGGGGGGCAACAGAGAAAGAGTGTTTATCTGAATAAGTGATCGCACAGCTAGAGAGTAGGCACATTGTGAATAGGAATAGGACGGACAGCTTTAACATCGTTATAGATTTGTACGTAGAGATGATCTTCGGTTTCGTCTTCGATTGCGAAGATATCCTCACGTGGGTTCGCTGTAATGAATGTACTATTTAGTGCCGGGGGTGTGTCGAATATTCTGCCGAGATGCCAGAAGGCGAGATTGTCCCGGAAATCTCCGGCCACTTTCGACTGGGTGTATTTATATTCGGCGTATCGACTTTGGTACCCAAACGTAAGATCGTCGTTCGCCGGGTTAGCTGAGTCCATATAGACTTCTTTGTTAAGTACCTCTTGCTCACCTAGTTGCGCGAATTCGGGCCAGAAGTATTGGAATTTGTCTGTTTTGTCCCAGAAGCGTTCCTTGCCCTGTTGATAGGCAGTTCTGGGTAATACCGACATGATACCGATAATGAATCCATGTTCGGTAAATTTAGCATTGAACCCGTTTGTCTTACCTACGGAAATACCGTGTCCGGCCATATTTCCCTGTGGGGAGGGTTCAAAGTTTGTGTGAGGGTCACCACCGTCGACTGTTGTCTGTCCGGTTTGGAGTACCTCTGAGATAGTTACAGGTTGCTTACCGCCACCGAGAAATACGGGGCGTTGAGCAGTATAGTCAGGTACACGTTCTCCGAAGTGAGCCATTATTGATTCGATATAGCGAGAGCCTGCTCTTGCATTTTTTTCGAGCCATTCTTGAAGACGAACAGCAGTTCGCAGGTCTTCGATGTTGATACCTGTCTGATCGGGGTCGATGTTTTCTAGTACGAAGGCTGATCCCGTTGGAGCTGTTATAGCAGCACCATCTGCACCAATATTAAGAGTGGTATTTGGTGCCAGATTGTTTCCTACTCCATCAGTACCGATAGGATTAGTATCATAAGCCAGACCGATTGGAGCGGTTACAGGTTGACCTTTTTGTGCGAATGGTAATGCACTGGTAAAGTAATCCTTTTCCCAGTTGCGTTGACGCATGACCATCAATTGGGAAATGCCGTTTTCAGCTGATGAAGTGTCGATAGCGATTTTGTCCTGGAGGTTCTGATCACGATAGTATTCATTATAGATCATCTGGTATGCCCTGAAAGGTAGTTCGTTGATCTGTGTATCGTGAGCAATAGCACCATCTACTACTGGGAGTCCCATGTAATCCCATAGTGTTTTCTTTTCCATGGTCCAAGAGTTTTCCGGACCTATGTTTTTTTGTGGAAGAACGGAAGCGTCAGCTCCGTCTTCGCCTCCAGTAATGAAGTTTTGCCAATCGTCCCAGAGGATGCGATTTGGACAGAAGAAGTAATGAGTTGTTACGTTTACCCGGTGCATGACCGGAGAAACGAGCGGAGAGAGGCGCATAAGCACCTCTGATTTGACGCGGAATGAATCGCCGGGTATTACCTCTTGTACATAGAAGGGTACAAGGTCAGCCATATTCATGGTTTGCTTTCGTTCGTGTGATAGGTTGAAAGCGTTCTTGGAAGGTCTTCGGGTCATTGCCCTTTGAAAGTTGCTCATAATTTGTTGCGTTTATTGTTCTTGCTAAAGGTAGCAATTAAATTTTTTCGTTTGGCTTCTTCGTGTTCGTGGACCGTTTGTCCTGAATCTCTGATTTCTTGTTCTCGTTTATCCCGTCTTTCGATTGCTGAGTCAGCACGTGCTTTTTTATAACGGGAAATCTCCATTTGTTTAAGATTATCGTTAGGGTCATGAATCTTATCATGGTAGTATTTGGGGAGTCGTTGCTCGAACTTTTTTTGGATTGTGAGTTTAGACGCCATACGATTGTGATACTCTTTGTTTTCATCGTTTACGTAGTTTATTCCAATTCCTTTGGACATTACATTGAATGGTTTACTTAAGTCTTGGAGATCGAGTTCTCTGGAATCGACTTTGGTTATATATTTTGTCACGTAGCGTATTGACGCGCTCGTAACTGTGCCTATTTGTATGTTTCCTAGTTTCCATATTTGTCTGAGATTTAATAGTATGTCTTTGGGAATGTTGAAGACGATTGCGTGGTAGTGTGGACGAAATGTTTCTCCGCCATACTCCCCTACACCGTAATATTTTATTTTTGGAAATACCATTTCTTCATGGAAATGGAGTTTCTCGACGGCCTTGTCTTCCAACCGTTGCGTAGCAAAACGTAGCCGTTTGAAGAACAATTGAAGGTCACGTTTGACAAGTATGCCGTTTCCTGAGTC